GGCGTTGTGGAGTTTTGCAGCGATTATCTTATAGAGTTCAAAATCTGGGTAGCGTTCCTTGCCGTCCGGCTCCATAAGAATATTGTGCCCATCATCGCAAACAAGCCAAGACCAAAGCAAGTTATACAAATCAGATTCTGTCTCGATAACTTTCAAGCCAGGTTCGTTGCTTAGAACTGCGCCATTCTTTCTCCGCGGCGGAGACGAAGGAAAGAGAGATTCAAAGACACTCACGGTAAATCGCGCCAAATCAAAAGAGGGATTCGGAGGAACAAATGGTTCATTCTTATCTTGGAACTCTCCAAAGTTGTACTGCTCGGCGGCATCATTCCCTGGGCGGAAATCATCGCTGAAAAAACAATGTTCATTTATCCGGAAGATAGATCGACCAAAATCAATGAGGCGGAATATCTTTCCAAAGGTTGGCACTTTAAAGATGATACCATCACGCGTAGAATAATACAAATGTGTAATCTCTGTCTTCGTCCATACAATGTTGTTACTGTGTAAATCATTGTGTGTAAAGCCAAAGATAGACTGCCCAACAGTGAGTGCAGCAATAATCTGGAAGATCCAAGCACTCCAGACTGTATCCCATTCTTTAGAGCCTGGTTTTGAGCCGACGACATCATAATCGTCCAATAGTTCATCCATAGTATCTTCGCTGGCTTCAGTATAAATCATCATAACTGGAAAGTTCTTGATTTCAGCAAAAATATCAAGTTCATCTTCATCGTCATCATCGTCCTCGTCGTCATCGTCATCAGAGGCAGTTTCAATATCAGAGTTAGATGCAGAATGAAGTGAGGCATTGTCCACCTTGGCATCAAGTCCCTTCAGTTCCTCCACATCACCGTTTTCTTTGTTTTCCTTTTTATCATTGTCGTCATCATCAGTGTCATGTAACTCGGTTGGCTGTTCCATTATAGATGCTTTTACCTCCTCAGGTACATCATCATCATCAAAACCAATGCTAAAGATGCCCTTCTCCTGTTCTCTCCAGAACCATCGGCAATGTCTATAAGACATATAGGAGTCAGTAATATTATAGGCATATGTATCTGCGATAGCACAAAAGGCACCATAAAAGTGATGAAAATGGGGGCTCAAATCACGTTCTCTCAAGATAGAAAAAGCATAAGTCGCTAGAGCCTCTACGTAGGCTTGATTCATGGGGTCCTGAAGTTTGGTCCAGGCAGCCCCCCAAGAACTCTGATGCCAGGGCAACTTTGTATTTTTTGGAAGGCTATACTTCCCCTGAATCCAACTTGTGGGGTCAAGCAGATGCGTTATTTTGCGAAATCCAGATATATCTTGAATATCGACGCCAGAGGTCAGCTTATTTTGTTCAACCCGAAGGTCAATCCATCCAGAACTCTTGCTTACAGAATCTTCCGACTCTTTGGTGCCTATTACACGATGTGCGTGATTGAACCATATGTCTTCTGAAGGGGGCTTCTGTAGATTACAGAATATGCCCAGCCCGGGATAGTATGTTTGAAGATCATGAAACCCTCTAAGTTTCTTAATCTCAGGCGATAAGGGATAAATAACAGACCCAGCAGGCGGCACTGGCGTCCCTTTCAGGCATGGATTCATTCTTGCTTTGCCTCAGAAGTATGTAGTGCGTTCGCTAACGCGCAAAATTCTTTTGAATGTGTCTTAGAAAATGGCACAACCTCCCGTTAATGTTGGTCTTCGTAAGTTTGACATGAAAAAGATACCTCAAGACGCAGTGGCTATTTTTATTGGGCGTCGTCGTACGGGTAAATCAACGCTTGTTCGCGACCTTCTGTATCATCACCAAAATATGCCTCTTGGAACGGTGATCAGCGGCACAGAAGAGTCAAACTCGTTTTACAGTAAAATGATTCCACCGCTGTTTATTCACGGCGAGTTTAGTCCCATCATTCTTGCAAACTTTTGTAAGCGCCAGAAGATGATGATGGCAAAAATCATGCAGGAACAGGCACATGGCGTAACATCACGTATTGACCCGAGGTCATTTATGATTCTTGATGACTGTATGTACGATGACTCTTGGACTCACGATAAGAATATTCGGTATCTTTTCATGAATGGGCGTTGGTTGAAGGTGTTCTTCTTGATTACTATGCAGTATCCGCTTGGTATTCAGCCTGCTTTGCGTACGAATGTAGATTTTGTCTTTATTCTCAGAGAGCCATATTTGAGTAATCGTCAGCGTATCTTTAACAACTATGGTTCGGCGTTCCCATCCTTTGAGTTTTTCTGCCAGGTCATGGATCAGTGTACTCAGAACTATGAGTGCTTGGTGATTGATAACACGAGTCAAAGTAATAAGATTGAGGACTGTATCTTTTGGTACAAGGCAGAAATGCACTCCGATTTCCGCATTGGTGCGCCAGAGTTCTGGGAGCATTCCGCGAAACATTACAAGGAGAAGACGGAAGATGACGATGGTAGCTATGACCCGAACGCTGCTCGACGTCTGAAGGGACCACAAATCAGCATTAAGAAAATATAGATATGAGAAAAATGTGTAAATGATACTAGAACGAGGAACATCATGTTTAGCCAACAATTCATAATAGCGCTAGTCTTGGTTTTGGTTGCTTCAGCACTTATTGTGTCTGACCGCGTAATGCGCGTAGAAGGTTTTACGAACTGGAACGTTGGCGTAGAAAAGGGATTCTGTGGTGTTGATTTACCACCATGCCCGAATAAGACTCGTTGTATAAATGCCCAGTGTCAAAGCGATGACCCTTCCCATCTTCCACCCACTTCCGGTTTACCAGTGTTACCGGTTGGCTATATGGTGTAAAAAATAGGCACCTTTACAAGAAACAAAGAAATGGCTCGTTCTTCAGTAGGTCTTGGTATTGTTGGTCTAGGACTCGTATTATTGGGCATCCTGATTATTGTCCCCATCCTTAAGCGTACGTTCCCTCAGTATTATGAGGGTTTTGAGAGCCTGGGCGCCCTCTCCTCAGAGGTTCGCGTTCAGCAGATGCTCGCCAGCGGTCTTGCAGACAGCGCCCACCCGGATTGCGTAGGTGTTACCTGCGCCGAGGGTCAGTTTTGCCAGCGCAACACTTGCATCCCCATTTACCCTGGTCCTGGCTCAACGTAAATAACTCACTTACATCTCATATGATTGTATAAACAGTCTGTTGAGATATATTTACTCCTTCTCCATCTTGCGCTGAATGGCAAGGTCGGCAGGACCCGAGAACATGCCGCTAAACTCCGAGGCGCCAGTGCCGAGAGAAGGGACCTCCTCCGTCGCAGCAGCTGATGGCTGAGATGGCATGCTGACAACATTCTTCTGGCGACGAGCCTCATCGCGACGTTCCTTGTGGTGAATCTCGCGCGCCTCCTCGTTCTCCTTGTACTTCTTCATCAGCGTGTTGAGCTCCTCCTCGGCATACTCCTGGTCGGCAATATCGGAAGGCTTGGGGTCCCATGGCAGCCACTTGCCCACCTGACCAACAAAGATGTTGTGGTCGGCATCCATCTTCTGGAGCTTCTTCGCGCGCATCTCCGCCTCCTCCTTCGTGCTATAGGCGCCACGAATCTTGAGTCCACGCACAGTCGTGCGGAAGTTATTCTTGGCAAAGAAGTCATCCTCGAGCTGCGCAGAGTTCTTGTACATGTAGTCGTCGTACTCCTCCTGAAGCTTGCTCGCAGACATTTCCTTCAGATTACCCTTGACATAGCCATGAAAGTCCGTCAAGAAGGTCTCCATGCGGAGGGTTGAGTTCCGGCATGCCAGGGCAGCGCCACTGAGGTCGAGCTTCTCAAGGTTCACAGCCTCCGCCTCGAGCTTACCGTTGATAGTCTGAATCGTCTTCACAAGGAACTGCTCAAGTCCCTTTGAGCGAAGCTGGAACTCATACTGCTTGAGGAAAGAGGCAAAAAAGAAGGGATCTTTCCGGGCCAATACATTCTCGGGGCTAATGAAACTCAGTAGGCACCAACGCTGCGCGGCAATCTCAGGGTCATCAGTCAAAGAACTCTCCTTCTCCTCGTGCTGTGAGTTAGACATTCTACACTTGATTGAATAGTCTCTTTAGACCAAGAATACGCACTTAGCCCCACAAAATTTCTGTTGAATCAATATAGTAATTCAAATGGACGTCGCTGAAGTTCTTAACCGCGCCATTAAGTATTTGATTGAGGGCTTGGTCGTTGCTGGTGCTGCCATCTTTATTCCCCGGAAGGGTCTGCCCATTGACGAGATCACGACGCTGGCGCTCGTCGCCGCCGCGGTCTTCGCCGTGCTGGACTTGGTCTCGCCTTCCATCGGTGTGACGGCACGCCAGGGTGCGGGCTTCGGTCTGGGTGCCAACCTGGTCGGCTTCCCCCGCGGCTTGTAAACAACTATGCTAAAGTGTAAATAGTTCTAGAATAACAATATCGCTATGTCATACATACAGATACTGTAACGAAAAGATACAATACAAATAGAATGGTGAAGCATACTCCATTACATTTATTGGTTGGATTGATTGTGATTGTCGGTACAATCTATCTTTTAACGAGACGTGAGGGATTTATGAGCCCTGGTGCAATGGTACAACTTGCGACAAGTCATGTTCCAACTGCGGAAGATTATTACTACTACAAGAACATCTACCCCCAAGTTGTTCGTCGTGACATTACAGATATGACAGGTGGCGACCCTGGTCCCATTTCTCCATGGGGGTTAATGTATTAATACGTATATATATATAACATCATAATAAGTACAATGGGTCTATGTTTGGGACGGGAAGTTGAAAAAGAAACAAGTAGTCAAAAACCCAAGATAGAATCTGGAGACGTACCTGAATATTTTCCCTTGGGTATAGACATGTCTGAATCATCAAAGAACTATCGTATGCGTCCTATGGATACACCCGAGCTGGACGATTTTATTAAGAGTCACAAACACAAACATAAGCGTTAAGCGAAACGAGTCTAAACACGCCGCGCCTTATTTTAGTAGATCGCTGTATGAGCACTGACGTAAATATGTCAAATACTATGAAACTTAATAATACTCTGAGAGATACTAATAATATGTCTGAAAGTACTCAGCCTCAACTTATTTCTATGTTGCCAGAACTAATAAAGGTTCTTCAAGGCAAAGGTCAGGATCGTGATACTATTTTACAAGTAGAACAGAAAATCAAGAATATCTGTAATGGTGTCTCTCCTCATGTTATTGGAGCACTTATTCTTCCTCCTCTCCTTGCCTGTCTTCAGCCTTCAAGCACTGTTCAGCTTCGGATGCTTGTCCTTGATATTATTTCAAACTACGCTAAAAATGAAAGATATGCCCCATTTATTGCGAAGCAACTTCAAGTTATTATTCCATTCCTCAGCACAGTGGTGAATGACGCTCGTAAGGAAATCGCAAGTCGTGGCGAAGAGACTCTAGATGCCTGTGTACACACCTGTACAAATAAAGATATTGCCCCGTTCCTGAAGGTAGTTGTTGACTGCCTTGCTCACCCAGAGAAGATTGGCGAGTCTATTCACTCTCTATCTGCGACTACCTTTGTTCAGGCTGTTGAGACGCCAACGATTGCCATTATTCTTCCTATTCTTTCTCGCGGCTTGAATGAGCGGCAGATTGCAACTGTTCGTCGCACGACTGTGATTTGTGAGAATATGTGTAAGCTTGTTGAAAATCCAGTTCATGCTATTCCTCTTATTGAGAAGATTTTACCTTTGCTTGAGCGAACTAAGACAAAGTCATCTGATCCTGAGTGCAGAAGTGTAGCAACGCGCGCGCACGATACGTTATTCAAGGCATCACAGGAACTACTCACTCTTCCTAAGGCACTGGATATTAACATGCATCTTTCTTGTAATGTAGATAATGAGGAAGTTCGCAAGTATATTATTGCTGCTTCGCAAAGCCTCTTAGATAATAACTGTTTTGAGAAGGATACATGGATTCAGCTATTTTCACCCCTATGCAGCAGTATCCTCATAGATGACCTATACTCCACAGTTGTTGATAGGAATCGGGTTGAAGTAAAGGCAGAAGAAGAGAGTGGCGAGGACCTCTGTAACTGCGAGTTTTCGCTTGCCTATGGTGGAAAGATTCTACTCAACCAAGCGCGCCTCCACCTTCGTCGTGGTCAGCGTTATGGTCTCTGTGGTGCGAATGGAACGGGCAAGTCTACGCTGTTGCGGGCGATTGCGAATGGGCAGCTCGATGGATTTCCATCAAAAGATGAGGTCCGCACTGCGGTAGTTGAGCATGACTTGGATGGCTCTCTTTCAGATATGTCTTGCTTTGATTATATTATGAGTACGACACAGTGCGATAAGGAAGAGGTGATTCGCGTGATGGAGGATGTTGGTTTCGGCGTAAAACGTCGCGCTATGTCCATTTTTGCTCTTTCTGGTGGTTGGAAGATGAAGTTGGCGTTAGCCCGAGCTATTTTGATGAAGGCAGACATTCTACTTCTTGATGAGCCAACGAACCACCTTGATGTAACAAATGTGGCATGGCTTGCTGACCATCTGAATGCGCAGCACAATGTTACATCGCTCATTGTATCGCACGACACGGGTTTCCTTGACAAGGTTTGTTCTGCGATTATCCACTATGAGGGATTCAAGCTGAAGAAGTATCTTGGAAACCTCACGGAGTTTGTGAAGATTCATCCAGAGGCAAAATCATATTACACGCTGACAGACTCTATTGCGGAGTTTTCGTTTCCTGCACCTGGACTGCTGGAAGGCATTAATAGCAAGGGCGCCCCATTTATGAAGATGAATAATGTAACATTCACCTACAATGGTGCGGACGCTCCTTCTATTGAAAATGCGTCTGTGCTATGTTCTTTGTCAAGTCGTGTCGGCTGTGTCGGTCCCAATGGTGCGGGCAAGTCTACATTGGTGAAGGTGCTGATGGGCGAGCTTGTACCCCAGACTGGAACTGTTTGGAAGCATCCCAATCTCCGCGCAGCCTATGTTGCACAGCATGCTTTCCATCATTTGGAAGATCATTTGGACAAGACGCCGAGTGAGTATATCCAGTGGCGTTTCCGCTCAGGCGATGACCATGAAGCGATGAACAAGGAGGCTCTTGCTTTGACGGAAGCCGAGGAAAAGGCTATCGCAGCGAAAATCCAGGTAGATGGTGGAAAGTTTGTGGTAGAGAAGATTATGGGGCGCATCAAGGAAAAGGGAGTGATGATGTACGAGGTGAAGTTCATGGACTGCCCCATCGATAAGAACAAGTGGGTACCGCGTGCATGGTTTACTGAGCGTGGAATCAGCAAGATGGTAGATGTCTATGATGCGCAGAAGGCTGCTGAGGAGGGTCTTCTGGCACGACCTCTCACGGCGAAGAATATTGTGAAGCATCTCCAGGATGTTGGTTTGGATGAGGAGTTCACGCTTCACTCTCGTATAAAGGGACTATCGGGTGGTCAGAAGGTAAAGGTCGTGATTGGCGCGGCAATGTGGATGAATCCTCACTTGGTTGTGCTGGATGAGCCTACGAACTATCTAGATCGCGAATCACTTGGCGCTTTGTCAAAGGCAATCAATAAGTATGAGGGCGGCGTTGTGATTATTTCGCACAACTCTGAGTTTACCAAGTCTGTCTGTACAGAGCACTGGTATGTGAATGATGGTAAGTTGCGGCTTGAAGGCAATGCTATTAAGAATACGACGAAGATTGATAAGCCCCTTGTTGCTGATACGGTGATGGACGCAGCAGGCAATGTTATTAAGGTTAAGCAGAAGCGCGAGTATACGCAAAAGGAAATTAAGGAGAAACTCAAGTGGCACAAGGAGAAGCAGAAGCGTGCTGCGAAGGGTGAAGATGTGAGTGATGATGATGAGGTCCTAATAGAAATGGATTTGATCTAAAATAAACAAATGGTCTAAATACATTCTTCATATTATAAGTTAATATGGAAAATATAGGCAAAGTCTATTATATAAATATAGATCATCGTTTGGATAGAAAAGAGCAGATTTTAAAAGAACTTGACACAGTTAGTATCGCTTCATCAAAAGTAGAGCGCATTTCTGCTATATATAAAAAGGGATTTGGTATTCTAGGTTGCGGTCTTAGTCATAAGAAAGCGGTTGAACAGTTTATAGAATCGAAAGAAGAATATTGTATTATTTTTGAGGATGATTTTGTATTTACGATTCCTCCAGAGGAGTTTAACTTTGTCCTAGGAAACATATTTAGTAAGAAAATATCATTTGATGTGATCATGTTATCAGGACTCATTCTACAACAAGAGAATACGCCATATTATTTTTTAAAGAAGGTCAATGACGGTCATGCCGCATCTGCTTATATTCTTTCACGCCAGTTTGCGCCTACACTCTTGGAAAACTACACGGAGGCAACCCAGAAACTAGAAGAAACATTTCTTCAGACAGGTGAAAAGAAGATACAATATCATCAAGATATGCACTGGAAGTATCTTCAAAAATATTGTGATTTTTATATTTTGAATCCTGTCGCAGGAATACAGCGAGAGTCATATTCAGATGTTCAAAGAAGGGATTTACGATGGGGGTTCTAGGGTTGACTATATGGTTTCATAAAGTATGCACAATTTTCTAAAGGTACTCCCATTTCATTCATTAGATCCTCCAAACAAGTATTTGGAATAATAGAGTCTACTGCGAACCGCTTTGGATTTTCCTTCATTTGATTTTTATTAATAGTATTTGATGTATGACCTATCATAAGGCAAATACTATTTGGATCCAACTGTAAAACAGGTTCAGTAAAATCTTTGAGAAAAGGCACTAAGAAAGCAAAGTGGTCTGAATCATCAAACCTGTGGTTTGTAGCATAGTCTCTCGTGACACACATATATGGCTCTACAGTATGATTATGATGTAGATATTTTGTATGAAGTAAGTCATTATCATTTACATAGAATAATCTTACACGGCTTGAACCTGCAATGTGAAAGGAGGGATTCGCCATCATTTGTTGTATAGTATAGGTAAATCTGTCTTTATGAATAATGTCATCATCGTCCATAAAGAATATATACTCGGCTTTTGTGTCTAGAGCCAACTGAATAGATATATTGCGACTTTTTCCGAATGGAGTTGTGGATGGAAGTTTTTTCCAGATGCTACACACGCCTTTTGTATCGAGTATTTGAGTATCATCGGACGAATCGGTTATGATCCATATGATTTTATCTAGAGGATAACTTTGACTACACATCTGTGCTATTTGAAAGTCCAGATGTGTATGCCTATTTTTTGTTGGGGTGACGATAGCAATATACGGAAACATGAAGTACCCTTAGTATACCATCATAAACATATCAAATTTACTTCCATTCAAGCGTAATAGTTGATCTAAACAGAGCGTACAAACTGCCACCGTAAATCTTGGCATATACATTGCCAAATCTTATCTTGGCAAAACAGCTTATCGCGATTCTTCAAAATAGGAAAGTTTGGAAGATACTCATCAAGTTCCAGGAGTTCGCAGAACTTGTACAAGACATAGGAGTAAGACAAAAAGTTGCTACGACCCGCGGGACAGTGCTTTTGGAAAGACGGCTGAATCTCAATAAACATGTGACGCAACTTCTCTTCAGTTTCACGGGTAATCACTGGGGCATTCTTTCCATTGATGCGGTTCATAATGTGCGGAGCATGCTCATAGTACTTATTAAACTTCAACTTCTTCAATATCTCACGAATCTTGGATGTTTTAATATTTCCAATATCCGTGATGCGTTCCTTCTTGAGTTCTGCGAGAATCGCATCAAAGACTTCCTGAGGAATATCAGTGCTCTCTTTTGCCTGAATCTGTGCCAGCCACTCATTGAAGTGATTGATGCGCTTGTAGGCATAATAGGAGACCTCGCGTGGCGGGTCCTTATAAGACGGCTTATCTGAATCAACCAAGACAAACTCCTGAAATCCACATTTGGGGCAAGTAAAGAGCGCCTCGTTACTGCTGAAGAACATTTCTGAGCCGCAATCCTCACATTCTCCATAGACGTCATCATTAAGAGTCTGCGATGAACGCGCATTTTGAGGGTCAATCTTCTGTAGAAACGTAAGCAATAGTCTATCGCGTCTCATATCCTCTCCAGTCGCAGACGAGCCAACTGTGCCCTCAGACACAATATTTCCGCTCAAGTCATCTGTATCTTGAGACGCCTTTTCTAGAACTGCCCAAATACTTCCAGGCTTTGACTTGGCAACACGATTCGTGGATTTAGACTCGGCGCCACGACTAATCTTGTCCTGTATGTCATAATAGTTATATAGAATATTGCCCGTCTCCAAAAAGTAGTCATAGACTGCCGCACCAGACTTGCGCTTCTTATATTCCTTAGCTAAATCGTGATATACCTTTTCTAACTTTACCTTCTCAATATCATCGCTACACTTTCGAATCTTCTCTTTGACTTCACGAAAAGCATTCTCAATCTCCTCCAAACTGGTGCTTTCTTCTACTAACTTATTGAGATGAGCATGGTGTATGCTATCAAGGGTGGTTCTAGCCTCTGGGTTGCTCCTTTTCGTGGGGCGAATCTTGAAAAAGGGGTCGGCGCCAGACATTCTGTAGGGGGCCTTCCTACCTGGTGTTTAGATTCGTTAAATGGAAAAAAAGGGACCCTCCCGGTTGAGGGCAAATGGCGGTTGATTTTCCTTTTTCCCCAATCTGTCAACTTTTTTTTCTCTTTCCATGGTATAGACTAAAATGACTGGTGGTGGTTTGATGCAGCTTGTCGCCTATGGTGCCCAGGACGTTTACCTGACTGGCAACCCTCAGATTACTTTCTTCAAGGTCGTGTACCGCCGCCACACGAACTTCGCCATGGAGTCCATTGAGAACCCCTTCAACGGTTCCCCTGGCTTCGGCAAGCAGGTCACGGTCACGATTCAGCGCAATGGTGACTTGATCTACCGTATGTACCTGCAGGCGACTCTGCCTAAGGTCCAGCTGCTCGCCTCGGACGGCTCAGGCGCGCAGTTCCGCTGGCTCAACTGGGTCGGCCACAACCTCGTCAAGGAGGTTGAGCTCCAGATCGGCGGTCAGCGCATTGACAAGCACTATGGACAGTGGCTGCACATCTGGAACGAGCTCACCCAGGAGGCGGGCAAGCAGGCGGGCTATGCCAAGATGGTGGGCAACGTGCCCAACCTGACGAACCTGATCATCCAGGGTGGCGAGTACTGCGATGATGACTGCGCGGCGGGCGAGCCCAACACGTCCAACGAGATCGGCAACTGCTGCCCCGAGTACACGCTGTACGTGCCCATGCAGTTCTGGTTCTGCCGCAACCCTGGTCTGGCGCTGCCCCTGATTGCGCTGCAGTACCACGAGGTGCGCGTGAACCTGACGTTCAACGACCTGCGCAACCTGGAGTTCGACGTTGCGCCCCAGAACTCGAACGTCAACGTCATCCGCGACCGCGTCGCCGCGTCCAACCTGGTCGCCGCCTCGCTGTACATTGACTACATCTACCTCGACACGGATGAGCGCCGCAAGTTCGCCCAGGTCTCCCACGAGTACCTGATCGATGTGCTGCAGTTCACGGGCGGCGAGTCCATCACGTCCTCGTCCAACAAGCTGAAGCTGAACTTCAACCACCCTTGCAAGGAGCTTGTCTGGGTTGTCCAGCGCGACTCGTTCGTCAGCTGCGATGCGGCGGTCACCCTGTCGTGGAAGGGTCAGCAGCCCTTCAACTTCTCCGACTGGTGGGACCGGTCCGTGCTGGAGTCTGGCTACTCCGTCACGCGCGTGGAGGGCATGGCGGGCAAGAACCCTTGCATCACCGCGCTCATCCAGCTCAACGGTCACGACCGGTTCTCGGTGCGCGAGGGACGCTACTTCAACGAGGTCCAGCCTTACCAGCACCACACCAACATCCCCGCGGTCGGCATCAACGTGTACTCGTTCGCCCTGCAGCCCGAGCAGCACCAGCCCTCTGGCACGTGCAACTTGTCGCGTATTGATAACACCACGCTGCTGCTCACGGTCTCCAACAACGCGGTTGGCACGACCACGACGTCCACGGTCTACGTGTACGCCACGAACTACAACGTGCTGCGCGTGATGTCCGGCATGGGCGGACTTGCCTACAGCAACTAAACGCCAAACCTCCAAAGGGTTCGGTTCTTTTTGTTGTTGTTTTGTGTTTTTAATAGTGATTAGATAGTGTAATATAATCTTCTATATTCAAAAAGTATAACTTCATGAATATAAAACCAAAATTCAGATATTTTCATATGTATAAATAGATAAACATGGCGAATGTGGCACGAAACACACCTGCGGAGGTAGTGAAGAAGATAATGAACACAGTTGCGTTTGGCTCGGTGGATGATTTAAAAGCCGCCCAGCGCAACACGTATAAGATGGGGAATAATGTTAAGAAAATGGGCTACCCTAGTGTGTATCGATTTTTAAAGCAATACATACACCCCATTGATGGCAGTCAGTTTCAAGGATTGACGCTACTCCACGTGGCTGTGTTAACAGGTGAACCTGACATTGTAGAGGAGACCATGAATTTCGGTACTGATCTCGAAAGACCCAGTGGTGCGACATTGGACCCCGAGTTTGCTCAGAAGACTCCGCGCGGACTTGCGGACGTGATGATTGTGCGTTCCAAGTCACCCGAGCAGGCAGCGGCGTTCAAGGCGATCAAGAGTCTATTATTAAAACACGGTGCCAAGCCTAAGATGAAGACCACTATTACAGGTAAGAAACTGGCATTTCCTGAGAATGCTGTTAACGTACAGTATTATCGCAACGCAAGTGCTGCGCTAAATCGTATGCTCAGCCAGCCGCAGTTCGACACGCGTAAAGCT